TCTCGTCACGGTCCCTGGTGTTGCGAGCCGTGATGTCGACCGGAATTGTCGACGTGTACAATCCTTTGCTTACCAGCATTTGCATTTGAGACGAAAGGCTGCCTGCAAACTGCTCGTTGATCCTGGCTAAATCCGTCTGTCCGAGGTTTACCAGGAAGTTCCGAGCGATCGGAGCGTGCGTGTCGTAGTCGGTTTGAAGCAGAATCAGTATCGCGTTGTAGTCTCCCGCATACTGCGAAACCAAGCTTCCAGTTTGCGTGCTGAGCGCATCGAGATCTTCTGCCACCTGCTCGTAGTCAGTCTCGAGCAGCGTGAGTATCGCATCTACTTGCGCAACGTAGATGTCAACGTTCGCCTGCACCTGTGCCTGTTGTGACGCGATGTCAGCCGCGTGCGCTGTGTAATTGGTCGCCAGGATGCCAAATTGCTGGTTGTAGTCTGCGATATGGCTATCAAGGTCGGCATCGTGGGACGAGATCTTCGACAACACATCGCTCAGGTAGGCTGCAAAGTTCTGGTCGAGTTCCGCAAGCTTGCTGTTGTAATTGTTGACGAACGTCGCCAGGTTCGTGGCTTGTTCGTTGAAAAGCGATTCGATCTCCGAAGCGTTGTCAGTGGCATTGGTTTCCAGGTCTCCAAGCCTATCGAGCATTTCCCCCAGCGCAATCTTCGAGTTGTTTGCGTCGATGACGATCTGAGCCTGATTGTCGTTAATCATCGCCTCGATCGCGTTCATGTACTCATCAAGGTCGGACAGGAACACACCCGATTGCGCGTTTTGCTCGGCGATTTGAGCGTCAAATTGTACTTGGGAACTGTCGACCATCACCTGCATGTTTGCAAGTATTTCTGCGTACCTGACCTGGTTCTGATCTCTCGCGTTGTTTGCCTCGATGGTGTAGGAGTTACAAAGAGCCAACAGCACCCCAGGAGGATACAATCCTTGCTTCTTAACCGAGAAGTAATTTGTCGGAGGGACGGTGGTGTTGTCCTGCCGAATGTTTGTAATCTCGAACCCCTGTGCGACAAGCCACCCCATAACGTTTTCTGGGATGTCAGAAAGTGTTTGGGTTGTGAACCATTGCGCAACCGAGGTAAACGGATTGGCAATGTCTGGAAGTTCGTAAAAAAACTGGTTAGGTGTAACCTCTGGTACTACCGATACGTTATTATCCGTCGACACAATCCACCTCTTTCGTTAAGCGTTCGCAGCTTTGGCTGTCATGTCAAACACCGTCCAAGTGTCAATTGCAGAGCAAAAACACCGAACCCCCTTGCTAGCTGGAATAACGACACCTGCGTTTGCTGCTTGACCGTTCAACACCCCAGTTGTTGCAGGGTACAGCTTTGCCGCCGTCGCGCTGGTGTTGATTACCTCCATGATGTCTCCAGGAGCACCAGTTGGTAGCTTCACCCCTTTGGCTGCACTGTCCGAGGTGATGTACGTTGTGTTCGTTGCTGCCAACGCTGCCGCATCCAGGTAAGTGCTTCCAGTTGCCGCAGTTGCTATTGCTGTAGAACTGGATGAAGGAGCCCAAGTCCCGTCGCCACGCAAGAACTGCCTTGTGTTGTTGCTCAACTTCGGCAAAAGACCGTGCGCAGACGAAGTAGCGTTCAGGTCGGTGTTGTCGTCGCAAGCCGTGAAGTCGTCGAGTTTGATTGCCTTTGCGTCGAGCGAATAGCGACTGTCCCACAAATCGCCAACGGCAAGCTTCCGAGGGGTTCCAGTGCCGATCATGTACAGGGTATCTGCGTCAATCGCAGTAGTCGCAGCCGTCAATCCCGTGACGTAAGCTGGAAGTGCATCCCAGAAGTTCGACCGCAGATTCGCAAGCGTGACTTTTGTATTTGTCGCTCCCTCGTCGACGAGGAACAGGTCGCCATCGGAAAGTGCTGCTGCCGACAACGCACCAACGTCGATGCTGCTCGTCACAATGCCAGCAACATAGGTGGCAAGAGCTCCAACATCCAGTTTGTAGCTCGTCGTGCTTCGTCGCATCCACAGGTCGTCACCAGCCTGAACCGCAGGACTCGCATCAGCCTTGTCCCACATCTCAGTTTCGATGTAGGCAGCAATGTTTGCCCCGGTGATCTTCTTGGGGGTGGTTCCTTCGATGACGTAGAACGTGTCCGCGTCCTCAAGTGCCGTCAACGCCGTCAGTCCAGACACGTAAGTCTGAAAGTCTACCCAGAGTTTTGTTTCGAGTTCCGACAGAGTGGCTTTCTTGGCTGTCGAGCCATCCCCGACCAGGAATAGCGACCCCGAAGCTAGCGATGCACTCGTCAATCCGGTGAGGTCCAGCACGCTCGCCTGCACTCCTACGAGAGCAAACGTCTTGAGTTGGTCGACCGTGACACTGTAAGTCACACCGCCCCTACCGATCGTAATTTTATCTCCGGTCGCCACTGGGTTCCCGCTTGCTGCCGACCAGCCAGACGCCAGGACATAGGTAGCCAACTGGCCGATATCCATCTTGTTCTGCACTCCCGATCGGAAGATCAGGAAGTTGTCTCCAGCCACTCCGCTACCCGCACTCGCCGCACTATCCTGAGTCCCTACGATGTATGACGCGAGATTCGCTCCAGTCGCCGTCCTACCTGTTCCGCTTCGCTCGAGAAGGAACACGTCCGTTGCGTTCGCCGCCGCTCCAAGCGCCGAGTAGGTGTCCCATGCGCCTGAAACAACGCTGGCTCCGACTTTGCCTTGCACGTAGGTCGCGATCGTTTGCGCCGTAACCTTGCTTGCAACCCCGCTATCGCTTACGTAGAACGTGTCCGCGTCAGCGAGCGTTGCAACAGCCGAAAGACCAGCAACATACGCCAAGAACTGCGCATGCACCCGAGCCGCGATGTCAGCAAATGTAGTCTTGCGTGCAGTCGTGGTTTGCGCAACGACGTACTGATCCGTGTCAGCGAGCGTTGCAGCAGACAAGCTGGCGATTTGGTTCCCGAGGGACACCGCCGAAGAGTTGAGGAACGTCTTGACGTCATCAATGTCAATCTGCTTGAGGATGCCGCCGTCGTTGAACACCAACTTGTCGCCAGAGACGATCGTCGTGCTCGTTTCAATCGCTTCGAGCTTGTCCACAACCCAATTGAAAAAGTTCTGAGCCGTGATGATCTTTTCGACGTCCGACTGAAACACGCTCAATTCGTCGGCATCAGCAACCGTTGTGATCACTGGAGCTTGATGAAGCGTGTCGACGACAAATGCGGCAAGCAATGTTGCCGTGACATGACGAGACGTTGTGCCATCAAGCACCGGAACCTTTTCTGGTCCCGTAAGCGTATCGACCGGCAATCCAGCAATCCATTCGGCAAAAGTCACATCAGGCACGATCTACCTCCACGCCCCAGAAGGCTCTATCACTGCACTCGCCCCTTCCCACGCCCAGTTGCCACTTGCAGCCGAGATGAGCAGGATCATGTATTTCCCCCTGGCGCGAGGGTAGCAACGGTGATTTACACCAGCCGCCCAAACGCCGCTACTGTGAACATTCGATGGCGTAGTGCCAGCAACCAAAGCCTCAATCGCCGCTTTGGCGTTAATGCTCACTTGCTCTGCCGTATCAGCCACCATAACCCGCCAAGTGACATTCACGCTCCCAGAAGCAATGACGCCATGCAACTGAATCAGCCTGCCGTAGCTGTTGCTGTTCCCGAGTTGGATCGGACCCAGAGCGACATGCGAACTGGAGTTCCCAACCTTGAACGGCCAGAACCCCATACGCTCGGTATCGAACATCCAGGAAACTGCCGCTGACGGTATGTGAATGCGCACCGATCGAGTTTCGTGGTCGTATTCCAGCACCGTGGACGCATCGGCAACCCCTGTGAGTTGCTCAGGGACAACATCCTCGGAGATCGCTTGCAACCCTTCACCAGACGCCGACACGGTGTAAAGACCATGCGACGACAGGAAGTAATACCGATCAAGGTGATCACGACACCAAGCCTTCGGACCCACTATGCCGACTTTTCGAGAAACGTTTCGCAACGTCCCATCGGCAGTCGGATCCCCCTGAACCACCCAAAGCGAACCGCTCGTTGCCGCCAACAAATAAGCATCCTTGTGCGGAATCAGTGCCACGATGTCAGTTCCGATCTCTCCAGCCTCAGACAACTGGATGACGAACGGTCGAGCCATGTCGCTGACGTCAGCACTCAACGACCAATCAGTGTAAACTCCCTGCCGGCTAGCAAAGATAATCCTTCCCGAAGGACGGATGAATCGATCGCGATAAACACATTGAGCACCGTGGGACGCCGGAGCGTTCGATCCTGGATCGACGTAGACAACCCCGCCACTATGGACCGCAGCAACACCAGAGCTCGCAACGATGCGATTTCCGTTGCCATCGACGATCGAATTACCCCCGGTCGCAAAGTAGTTGCTTTGCGTTGCAGGAACCGACCCAGCAGCAGTAGGCGACCAAGATCCTCCACGAAGGCGACCCTGGAAGTCCTCTATGCGACAATTGACAGACCAAGGACTGAAATACCGATCGCGCCTGCCCACTTCTTGACGAAATGAGAAGCGTCGATTCACACCCGATGGGAATAGTATCTCTTTGGTTGTCATGTCAACGATTACGCTGCGGCTTCGAGTCCTGCGGTCGTTCCGTTGCTAGCGATGGTAAATGCCTTCCACGAAGTCGCTGACTCGCAGATGCAAATGACCATCTGGTTGGCAGCAACAGCCGACTCAGCAGCAGCGCCAGTGCCGCCATTGATCGCAATTGTTGCTGGAGCCGTGGTTCGCAACTCGCCTCCAGTTGCCGCGCCGGCAACAACGACCACCTTTCCTGGCTCTGGATTCGGAAGAATCAAGATGTTGTCTGCCGCACCCCAAGTTGGGATGACAATCTGAATCAGCCGCTCGTCAGGCATTCGAGTTCCAGTCGCCGTAGCGATCAACGGAACCAAACCAGGACCGCTATTGCTGAAAGCTCGAAGCATATCATTCAAAATCGTGTGTCCAGAGGACATAGCTACTCTCCTTTGAGTAAAGAATCAATCTTTCATGGTAATTCCAGCAACACCCGCAGCGTTGCCGACGATCTTCACAAACCTTGCGCCAATCAAAGCCGCGGGGAACGCATAGTTAAACCCTGCCGCCACGGTCGACGTGACGTCAGCATTCGAGCCGTCCCTGACTTGGGTGTAAACCCCATCATCGGTCAAGCTAGCATACCAGTTCAGCGTCGTCAGAGACGAACCCGTAGGGATATGCACCCTCCCGATTTCGGAACTGCTGAAATCAATCGCTGCACTTGCGGCAACCGTAGTTCCAATCGTCACCGCTGGAATATGAGCACTGTATCGCTGTGTTGTCACTGAATCTGTCCTCCAATTGTCAACCGTCCAATTCGCTGTTCTCGGCTACGGTAATCATAATCGAAAACGCTACGATTTCCATACTCTCCGCGGGGTGCATCTGGTCCTAAACTTGTCGGACTTGACCGTTCCATGTCATTTCGGATGGCTAAAGCGATCATTTCCAGGAATCGCTTCTCGTGAACGTGCTCCCTTTCCTCGTAATTGTGCTCCGCCGCTGCCAAGCAAGCTTCGAGGATAACCTGACTGAGCATTTCCCCGCCGACAGGAAAAAGACTGGCTTCATTGAGTTCCACTGGACGGAGAATCATTGGCACTCGCATGGTGTATGCTGCGTCTGGAGCAGGGTAAAATGCCAAGGTCTTCCTGCTCCCTACCGCTGGATCAAACCTGCTGGTCCTCACCGAGTAGAAGCACGGACGGCTAAACTCTGGATTCTCAGCCTCCAGTTTTCGTATCGTTGAGTCGTGGCGATTGCTCACCGAGGGATACCACTGGTCTGGACCGGGGTAGAACACCAAGTCGCTGTCGTTTGCCACCGAGTCGAAGGAAACGTCCATTGCCACCTCTGGCATCGCTAGCTTGTAGCTTGTGCTAGTTGCCTGCGTGACGCTGGTGTTGTCGAGGGTGATCTGGGTATTGCTCCCGCGACTGGCAACCGAGTAATACTTACTACCCACCATCAACACTCCGCTTGCCGCCCAACTCGGGAATGTCCCGCCTACAAGCGTAACCACACCTGCGGCAATGGTAATGGTCCCTGTTGCGTAAGGCTCCGTGGTTGTCACGTCAACCAACGGTCTGAAAAAGGACCACTCATGCGCTGCGTAAACTCGACTCAAGCCGTCTCGAATGCAGTAATTGATTCTGGTCAACTGGTCAGCCGCGAAGACCGTACCCACCTCTGCGCCGAACAAGTAGTGACCAACTCTCTCTCTGAGCGTCAAATAGCTAACTGGACCGCCCCCTGAAACGCTAGCCGATGCTGCGAAGTCTACTTCGAAGTGGTACGTTGACCCGCCGTAGACAAATTCAACGTAGGCTGTGTAAGCCACGTTTGGCAAGTCAGCAAACTCATACTGGTATGTTCCTGTCGAAACCAGCGCCATCGACGTGTTGTCAGCGACCACGACCGCATCAGTGTCGTTGCGCTTTACCCCGAAGGTTCCCGTTGGGTCCGAGAGCTTCGCCGACGTCACATTGGTTGGAACGCCATCGACCTTGAATGTTTTGCGTACAATGCGAGCCATTATGTCACCGTTATGCTTCTGTCTTCAACTGTGATATTTACCGCACCGCCAGCACCTCCGCTCACCGCTAGCGAAACTGCAATCGTGTCGAAACGGAACTGTCCGGCTCCATCGGATTCAATCATTGACGCCAATCGGGTTAGCACCTCCAAGTTGCTCACTCCAGTTGAGATCTTGGTAACTGCCGAAGCCGCTATTTTGTCGTTTGTGATCGCGTCGGTCGTAATCGAAGCAGCATTGATCCATCCAGCCGGCGCGGTGGCACCGAGCGTTGTAAGCCAGTCGCCTTTGCCGTTCAGCGCACCAGCAGCGATAGCAGCCGCAGTAAGCACCCCATTCTGGAATGCGTGGACGACAACCGCAACATGACCGTTCCCTCCGTTAATGACCATTGAACTGAAGTTGGCCGGGAAAGTTACACCGCTGATCGATCCGACTGAGCCTGTCACGTTGCCTGTTAGATTGCCTGTTATTCCAACGGTCCATGCCGTCACCAACGCAAGCCCGTCAGAAGCCAACTTGAACCCTGTCTTATCTCCGACTACCTGAGCGTTAGCCGCAATACGCCCATCGACCAACGCCGCTGGCAATCGGTTCTGAATGTCTTGCGTGTCCGTTTCGATGTCGGCAAACTTCGACAATCCGAACGCAGCCGCATCCTGATAATCCACCGCATCAAGTTCGATGACCGAGATCGTTGCGAGCATATTTGTCACGCCTCGAACCCGCAATTGCACCCACTCAACTCCAGCCGCAGACGCAAAAGCCGCATCGGGAAAATCAACTTCATACGCGCCTGCTAGCCCAGTATCCGCAACGATGCCGCCAGACAGGTAACTGCCGAGCGTCTTTCCTGATTGCGGTGCAACATTCGCCCAGGTCGATTGGCCTTGCCTTCGATACTCCAACACCAAACCGCTAGATGCCGACGTTACGCCAGACAATCCACCGCCAGTTGTGCTCGATGTATCGGCAAAGAAAAACGGAGTGGAGAACTGAGTCTTACCCCTCGTTCGCTTGTTCAGACTCATAGCACGCCTCCATTCATCGGTCTAGGTAGTATCAATCCGCCGCCACCGCTCGGGAACGTGTAGGACATCTCGGCCAATTGGATGACTGCCGATCTGTAAACCGCCGAGTTTACTAGCGTCACCGTGGTCGACGGCCAATTACTCAACTGGTCCCCGTTCGTGTCGTGAAAAGCCGACTTGAGCCCTGTGATCGAATCAAAATTTACGTTCGCCATTCCCGTTGGTGCAGTCTCAAGACTGTTAGCCGTGTTTAGCTGAGCCGCGATTCCTAAATACCAATTAGCATCCAGCCCGGTTTTGTATTGAGCCAATGCGGTATAGCCGATCGTTGCAGAGGTTCCGACATTTAGCCCGAGTGCCATGCCTGGAAGAACGATACCGAGGGAACTTCGGTAGACCACGCTATGCAAAATGTTTGCGTTCGTGAATGTTGGCGAAGGTTCACTCGATGATTGAGCGTACCTGCACGCCGTAGAGAGAGACAAGCCAACCGAACCAACCGAGCTTAGATTGACCCAACCCGAAGGGATCGTGGCTGGCGTATTGTTCGTTCGGATCGCTGCAATGACGATCAAATCTCCCGCTGCGTAAGTGCCAGGGATCGTGATCGTTGCCGATTGTGCTGTTGCTTGGCTGACTCGACTAATTGCCATTATAAAATTGGGTCCGGGTCGCCGACCTTGAGGTTATCCACCGCCGATGCAAAAACGTTCCATCGAGTCGAGCCGGAAGCATGCAACCCTTGCTTCCTAGCCGTCAATCCGCTTAGCTCGTCCCTTGCGACTCGAATCGAATCGGCGGATTGATTGCCGACGCCGTTGATGTCGACCCATCGGACGGTCTTGAATCCCATTGCAGCCAACTGCTGCGCTTGCTGTGGTGTTGCGTACTCGTACTGCAACAAATCGGCAATCATCGTCGCAGCCGTTTCAGAAGAAAGGTCTGCTTCTTCTGCTGGGTTGCTAGGATTGTCCACCCAGCCCTTTATATTCCAGATAGCAATCCTCTGTTCCTTTGGCAAGGTCGGATCAAAAGCATCCGCATTCACCCTTCCGTAAATGCCGTTGTCGACGGCATACTTGATAATTTCCCCGATCTTCGCGTTGACCGGGATGGTAATCGTCAAGAGGTTGATTGCGTCAGCAGCAGCTTGATTATCGAGATTCTGATATTGAGGTTCTTGCAGCTTTTCAATTACCGTTTCCATGATTTACCCTCGGCACTACGCCAAAAAAAACCCATCCAGCAAACTCTAGTCCTCGCCAAAACCCAATCGCATCGAGCAGTGGATTTAAGATCGGAGTCATCACGCAGTATCGAACATGAAAAGGATTGCGGTGGTGCTCGGCATGATGCTTTGGACTTTGAAAGACGCAAGCATTCTGCATGAGCCTCACTAGCCATCCGTTCTTTGCTTTGCTGTGCGAAAATGCGTGAACTTGATTCGCCTGCGATAAAAACAGCATCGACAGCCATCCGTTTTGCAGTGGTTCGAACGCTAAGCAGATTGCCATAGCGACAAAGCTCGGAACGATTGTTGTGTAGTTCCGCTGCCAATAGGTTCCTTTCAAGAAGGCATATTGATCCGCATGGTGGAGTTGATTCGGTCCCCCGATCAACCGCCCTAAAATCGAATCGGAATGCGACAAGTAGGTATCTTCCCACCAGTGGAACAATCCAGCGATGAAATCGGCAGCGAGCCAGGAAACGACGACAAAGACCAATACGTTGACCATTGAGAATTTCCGAGTCCCTACGCGGGAATATCCTTTTTGACCAATGCCACCTGGACCGCCAAATCGTGAACTTTGGCGTGAAGAACTTCCCGGTCTTCATCGCATTTTTTCTTTTCGGCTCGGGTCTCGGTAGCGAGCTTTTCTAAGTTGTCCTGCGTCTTGGAGTTGGCTCGCATCAGCCAAGTGAACAGAGTCCCGCAAACGCCAACCAGCGTTCCGACGATCGCTACAGTTGCGCTCATTTGTGCTTCTTGGGATAGTTGAGCCAAGTAAAAAATCA